AATTACCTAAAATCTGTGAATTTTACATGAAAATATTAAAGATATTCTCTGAGAGCGCTTGCTATATCCGAAAAATCGTAGCCCTTTCGTGCTAAAACTTGGGTTAAACGCTGTTTAAGTTCGTATCCTTCATATTTTCGGGCATACTTTGCATATTGCTTATCAAGTTCCTTGGAGATAAGTTCCTGAGTCGTTTCTTGGTCAACTTGACTATCCAACTCGTCAAAGGCAACTTTAGCATCAGAGTAAGAGAAGCCCTTGTTGGTCAGGTTCTGGATAATCTTATCTTGCAAGGCACGAGCTGGAAGTTTTCCCTCATATTTTTTCAATAGTTTATTAGCTATACGTTGAGCAACTTCCGAAAAATCAAATTCTTTCAGAATCTCTTCTATAGTAGATTTTGAAATTCCTTTTTGTGCTAATTTCTGAGTCAGTACATAAGGCCCCTTGTCTCCTGAAAGTTGATTGGCATTGATGATAGTATAAGCGTACTGGCTATCATTAATCCACTTATCTTCTTTAAGATTAATAATGACTTGAGAAACGATGTTTTCATCAATATCATATTTTTTTAGATATTCACTGACCTCTTTTTCAGTACGTGCTTTAAATGATAAGTGGTAGAGGGCTAGATTCTTACCATAAGAAAATTTGGCAAAGTCCTGAATCTCTTTCAATTCTTCTTGGCTTATCACCTTATCTCTAGATAACATAAAACGAACAATTGTGTCTTCAGTGATGTAGCATTTGTCGCCATTATCAAGCTCCATCAGATAGAGACTTTTTTTCTTTTCAAGTTTTGTGATTTTCATAGTTCTATTATAACTCAAAATGTGAGAAAAAGCTGAAACCCCTTGATATAGCCGTTTTTTGTCCCTTAATGATGAATTTTAAGAACTTTTTAGGAACTTTGTAGATTTTCAATGGCTTTTTCATAAAAGGAAGTCGCTTTTTTCTTATTGTCTTTGGATAGGTGGCTATAGATGTCCATAGTCATTGAAATTTTAGAATGGCCGAGCCGTGTTTGGATTTCTTTGTAAGGAAGTCCTGCATTGAGCAATAGACTAGCGTGGGTGTGTCGGAAAGCGTGGAAACTCAAACGAGGACATCCAGCCAGTTTTAAATGCTTTTCTAGTCTGAATCTGAGCGCTCCAGCTTCTCTATAATTGTCAAAGGTATCAGAGAACACTTTTTCAAAAGTTACCCCTATTTCCCTACCTATTTGGGATTGTCTTGCTTTATAGAGCCGAAGCATGAGTACCGTTTTGGTATCCAGTGCTATTTCTCTAATGCTACTTTTACTTTTAGGGCTAGTGATTTCCTTGAGGGTGTTTAAAGTCTTGGTAACTGAAATACTACCGTTTTGTAGGTCAATATCAGACCATTTCAGGGCTAGACACTCACGAATACGCAAACCAGTCGCTAGAAGTGTCTTATATAACACCGTATCAGAGAAATTTTTGTAAGTGTTTGGCAACTGATCCAGATAGTCTAAGAATTTTTTCAAATTGTCGTCATCCAGATATTTCAGTTTTTGCCCTTCTTTGGGTTTGCGACGTGGGACGATGATATCACTAGCTGGATTTGAAGCAATGACTTGCAAGGAAACGGCATAGGATAATATGCGTTTATTTAGGGCATGGAGTTGGTTATATTGCTGATAACCTTTTCCTAGTTGATTGTAATCTATTGCCCATTGGTTTACCTGGTGCTGAATGATTGGGGGCGTTAGTTTATCTAGCTTGTAGTCTCCAAAGGCTGGTAGGAGATACTTTTTTATGTTGTTTTTTGCGCCTATAAGGGTGCTATGTTTGACTGTATGGCAATAATTTTCTAGCCATAGTTCCGTCAATTCCTGATAGGTGGTAACGTTGACGACTTTTGTAACTGTTGAGCCGTTTTTTTCAAACTCTACCTTGGCTTGGATAGCCTTGCTTTTGAGCCTGTTCTTAGTTCTGTCTGAAATAGTTGTCTTGACTTTCTTACCTGTTACGGTATCGATACCAAGATAAACGCTGGAACGGTAAACTACTGATCCATCTTTCTTTTTGTACTCTGTAATTTTCATGGTTTTACTCCTTTTCCATCAGCAGGCAAGCAATTAGAAAAGGTTTTGAGTTTATACCATGCGAGGAGCTACGAGAATGCCCCTATTTCGATTTTAAGCAGTCATATGGCAAATTGTACCAGAATAGGAAACAAGGTGGATATGGGGCTGATATGAGGGTTTTAAAAAGCCCCAGTATTTCAAGAGTTTTATTTAGAAAATAAAAAGGAAGTAACAACTAAGCTACTTCCCTGGAGCGCTGAGGCTCAAAGTTTAAAAAATATGAGGGTAAACCTCTAAGTAACTTAATTATAGATTAAAGTCTAATAGATGTCAATCAGCAGGCAAGCAATTAGAAATGGTTTCATTGATTAAACCTCAAAATAATGCACAAAAGGAGCTTCGTTAAAAGCCCCTTTTGGTAGGTCGCTACTGCAACCATTCATTAAGATTAAATAAATTATAATCCATTTGGAGCTATATGTAAACAAATTAGCAAATAAGTTCGCCTTTTTTCGTCCTAAAACTGTCCCTTCCGTGTTGTTTCGTAGTCCATGATTCTCCTTTCTATTTGTCAATTTTGCCGTTTTTTGCACTTTAGTCTGTAAAATTGGTTTTCTATTCTTCAATTTCCTCCATTTTTGCACAATAGACCGTAGAAATAGGGTTGCTATTGGTGAATATGGGGGAGTTTTTTATTTTAAGTTATGTTTACTAGAATAAAAAGAAAAGTAGCCGCATCAAATACGGCTACTATCACGTTATGGATCTAAAATCCAAATGTAAACTTTATGGAGCTAAACTCCTAATAGCTGTATTGTAATATAATTATTAAAAAATGTCAAGAGATTAGAAAAGGTATAATTCTTTTAACTTTTCGTTAATTTTGTCCAATGTGTTATCAGATACTTTCATTTTTCCGATTGGATCTAATCTATTTTTCTTTAAAATTCTATCTTTGCTGATTGTTTGAAGGTTATTACACTTGGCATAAGAACGCTTAATGTATTTTTTGTAGTATTGAGTTAATTCAATAACGTCATTTATTTCTGATTGTGTCCGTTTAAGGTTATCATCGTCTATTATCTTAGGTTGAATTATTTCGTTTGAAAATTGTTCTGTATAAACTTGGTAGACATCCGATAAGGCAGCTTCAGTAATTGCATTATTGGAATCTAAATATTTTAGGTAGGCAAATAAATCTTTGTGTAATTTTTCAATATATTCATCAAGCAAAATAGAAGGATATTCCGCAATGACTTCGTCTATGAGTACAGTATCTATTTGATTTTTAGATGTTAGAGGAATTACTGTAAGTGTTTTTTTATAGGGACTATCTACTTTGTCTAAGACAATAGCCCAATGATTATTTGATAATTCTCCGACTATATTTACACCGAACTCTACGAATACCAGAGAACCACGACTGAATTTCCAATATTTTCTTTTTTGAGTCTTGGCTTCAAATAAGAATTGTTCAGATTGTCTTTTAACTGCTGGTGCAAGAAATCTGTATTTAGAAGATGTATGCTTTGCTTTACCAAGTTTATAGAGTTTTTCAACTTCTATGTAGTTTTGTTTGGTTTGTTCAAAATATGGATTTTCTTTGTTCATTTTAATTCTCTCTATATATGCCCACGATTTCGCCGATGGTTTAGAAGATATTAGTCATCTCTATTTGTCAATTTTGTCGTTTTTTGCGCTTTAGTCTGTAAAATCGGCTTTCTATTCTTCAATTTCCCCTGTTTTTGCACAATAGACCATGAAACGATGGTTGCTATTGGCGAATATGGGGGAGTTTTTTAATTTACGATGATTTCTCCAACAGGGATAAAATCTTTTTGTTTTGAAGATTTTGCGATTAAGTCGTATTGATCAGCGGATTTTTCATATCCAAGGGAAAGAGTAGTATTGTCGTCTGGTAATTTTTTAGCAAACTCAGATATAGACATCCGAAATACGGTAATTGCATTTTGCTGATTAGTTGTAGCAGAATTTGAATTGATTGCATCCATAGTCTCTTTTGCGCTATCTTTAGCCGTTCCAGTTAGCAAAATCATGATTGTATCATGCGGTTCGGATGAATCTGAATCGATTACGTTATTTTGAATTTTTACGCTTATTGCGCCAGTTGATTCAGGATCTAATTTTGATTTGATTTCAGAAATTAGATTGTCGTATTTACTGTTATCTACTTTGGTTTTAACGTTTGTTGAAGTAGTGTTTTTTTGCTCAGTTTTTGGTTGCTCCGAGCTATCTTTGGTAGCTGATTGATTGTTAGAGCAAGCTACTAGAACGGTAGCAGAAAGTAAAATAGCTGATGTGCTTAGTAATTTTTTCATAAGTAGCCTCCTATATGCTGATGTTTTCTAATAAAAGATGGGGAATTTTTATAGAATCTTCTCAAAAACCATTGTGGCTTGAATACGGTCGCCACCGCCTAGCCCTTTACTTCCACCATTGGCGGTTGTGATTGTATGCAGGCGGTAGCCTTTTGAAGCTTGTTTATTGATAACATCTTCTAATTCTGTAAGGTTTCCTGATCCAGTGTCAAAAAATCCTATGGGGAGTTACTCTTTTTTAGTTTTTGACCAGATAATTCTAAGTAAATTCTAAATTATTTTTTATCAGTATACTCTTTTATGATACCTATATCTTTATTTTTTTCGTATAGACTATTTACTAGTTGCATAACGATTTTTTTATCAGATGTTGACAGGGTTAGAAAAGAACCGAAAAAATCTTTAAAAAGTATTGGCAATTGTCCAAGAGCTATATAGATTCTTGAAATATTATCAGAAAGAGTCCCACCGATTTCTTCATAATCATCTTCGGGTTGAGTTTTTTCCCACTCTTCAAGAATAAGTTCCTTAATATCTTGTTCGATTATGGGAAGGCTTTCAGCTTGTACAAAAAAAGATAAATCCAGCTTACCGTTTTTTCGATTAGTTTCATCATATTCTGAAATTATATTTTTAAAATCTGGGTTGGTGCGTAATAATTTTGCCATATTTCTATAGCTATCAAATGCATCATTTTGAATAGTTTTATAATCTTCATACCCCAATAGCTGCCCAACACTTACCCCGAAAATATCCGCTAATTGCTGGGCTTTTTCTGGTTTTATTTGACGTTCACCTTTTTCCCAATAAATATAAGTTCTTTTTGTAACTCCTATTTCATCAGCTATTTCTTGCTGAGTCATTCCAATTTTACCGTTAAATTCTTTATTTAACCTCAATTCTTTTAACTTATTATCCATATTTAAAAACACCTTTCAAGAGTATTTTATCATGTTTTTTTAAAATGTTGCAAAAAAAATTCAACATTTTTTCAAAAAAGCATTGAAATTGAACAAAAAGTGCAATATAATATTTTTGTCAACATATAGTTGCACAAAAAGTACACCATATAAAATATCTTTCAATCTTTTGTGGTGAAATTTTTAAACAAAAGGAGGTTTTATGCTATGAAGAATAACATGAGATTGTTATTAGCCAAGCAACGTAAGAAAACTGCTGATGTTGCAGAGGCTACAGGAATTTCAAAAAGTACTCTAACGGCTTTGTACTATGAACGTGCAAAGAATCCAAGTCTTGATACGTTAAAAAAAGTATCTAGTTACTTGGGCGTTACGCTGGATGAATTTCTAGAGACGAAAGAATAGAAAGGAGCGAACCAATCGTAATACTACTCTACATTTATAGATTTCTCATGTGGTGCTTTACCACTGGAGATTGATAAACGAATCTAGCTAAATATTTGCTTGCTACCTATAGCAGTATCAAGGGTTTGTAGGGGTTCATATTCTCCGATTTTACCCTACTTTAATGCTTTACCTTGGTACTGTTTTAGGTGGCAAGCACTGACAAAAGAAGAAAGGAGCGAACCAATGGAATTGGTTTACATGGACGGCAAGAAAGAGCCGTATACTACGAGCGAGATTATCGCTGAATGTGCTGAAGTACAGCACCATACTATTACACGCTTAGTCAGAGACAATAAAGCTGATTTTGAAGCGTTGGGAATACTTGGATTTAAAATCCATAAATTAGATAAGAGAGGGCAACCGAAAAAATCTATCTTCTGAATGAGCAACAAGCTACCTTGCTGATCACTTATCTAAAGAATACCGAACCTGTACGGCAATTCAAAATGAACCTAGTCAAAGCCTTTTTTGAAATGCGTGATGAACTTTCTAAACGCTATCTTCAAAGAGAACTGGAAAAACCAAAGCGCAAGACCTTAACCGAAGCTATCAAATCATGGGAGAAAGCACCTAAGCATGCCTATAGTACACTTACAAATTTATTGCTAAAGGGAGCGACTGGGAAAAACAAGTCTCAACTCATGCAAGAGCGAGAAAGTGGAAACGGTATTGACAGTTTAACTAGTGATGAACTTGCAAACTATCAGCGCTTGGAAGATATGGCAATAGCGATGATTAACTTGAATAGGGGATATTCAGAAATTAAGGAATTAATTTTTAAAGTATAGGAGTATAGAAAATGGAAAATGAATTTAAGACAGTTACAAATGCCAAAGGGTTAGAAATTCCTAAGTATTCCAAGGATTTTAAAAAGCTAGTTGAGAAAGACAGACAACTAGCCGAATATCTTTGTATGAACTACGAGGATTTGGACAGTGAAGACCTGGGCGCATTTCTTGAAACGGTGGAGCAGGGGCTCAGCTGGATTCTGGACCTTATCGAAAGTAAAGACTTGCTTTATAAACCAAAGTCAGGTAGAAATCATGCAACAAGAAAATAAAAAAATCACTTGCTCAAATTTTGGACAAGGCGAGCAAGCGACAAGATTAAGGATATAGAAATTTTTTCTATGCTCCGATTATAGCAGAAAACAGCTATTTTATCAAATACAAACGAAAAACCGAAGAGCAGGCAAGCAATTAGAAAAGGTTTTGAAATCAAGCGCTGACAGGGTGATTCTAAGGCCTTGTTTAGCTGAAAGATGGGTAATTACTCACGAAACACCGCTACAAGCGTTCGCCAACTTGGGGCAATCGCCCAGCGTTTGGAGTGGTGCTAATTACGTATAGGAAACAGGCAAAAAAAGCACAGGAAAACAATATGACATTAAATATAAAGGAAATTCAAGAGCAAGGAGGCAGACTTGGAGATGTGCTTCCCAGAATTGAATTAGTAAGACAGTTGAGTAATTCGCTGATAATGGCGAAAAATAACGGAGTAGATACTGATATCTTATCTGGACAGATGACAGAGGGGTTAGGCGTTATTCGTGACCAGATGGAACAACTCTATAGAGAGTTGGATGGGATTGCAGTTCATCTCCTTAATTGTGAGAATTTTGAAGAATTGGGGTACAAGTCAGATGAAAATTCCAGATGTAATGAAAATGACTCAAGTAGAAATTGATGATTTTATGGCCGATTTAAAGGTTAACAATCCAAATCTATTACAGTTTATTATTGATTTTTTAGATAACAAAGTATCTATCAAGGAAGTTGAAGCTTTCCAAAAGATGGAACATCAAGCCCAACAGTTATATATCAAGAATTACAAAGCGAGGGCATAGCATGAATGAACTAGATTTAAGCAATACACAGGCGCTTATTTTCACCGTGATTTTGATTGGCTTTCTAATTTACCTAAACCATCGAGACCGCAAAAAGAGCGCCCAACTGGATCGAGAAAACAGGAAACTAGGAGAAAGACCTAGTGAGAGTTTAAGCCCTGACTATGGGCGATATATCCAACTTGCAAGCATTAAGCCGTGGAGGTGATGATATGTTTGAAAGAATGATTGAAGAAATTCAAATAAAAATATTAGAAGCCTTAGAACGTTACCTGAAAAGTCATGAGAAAATACCTCCCCGAATCATTGGGCTGATTTCCGCAAAACGAGTACAAGAAGAGTTAGATATAAAATACCTGACCTTGCAAAAATGGGAAAGAATGGGCCTGAAGCGTTATCAGCCCCCGGGAGACGATAGCAGAAAAGTTTATTATAAAGTGGACGACATTTATAAGTTTATGGGGGTATATGATGGCAAAAACTAAAGTATATTTTTGGTTGAAAATTGATAAGAAATTTTTTGACAATCTCTTTATTAAGTGACTCAAAAGTATGCCTGGAGGTTATACCATGACAGTAATCTATATCCGCATGATGTTAGAAAGTCTTGAAAGTGATTGTATTCTGTATTACGAGGGATATTTTGAAACATTAAAAGAAGAACTAGCCTTGAAATTAGATGTTTCAGAAGATGATATATCTATGACTATAGCTTATTTTACGCAATGTGGCCTGATTCAGATTGATGAAGATAAGAATGCCGAGTTACCCCAAGCAAAAGCTTTAGTACAACAAGAAACAAACCATGCTGCATATATGAGAAGTTACCGCAAAGAGCAACAAGAGAAAGAAAAAAATCTTACAATGTTATCTAATAATTTTACAACGTTATCTACATGTAAGACAGAGATAGAGATAGATAAAGAGTTAGAGCAAGATTTAAAGTTAGATATAAATAAAGAATATATAGCCGAGGAAACCTCGCCTAATGAGCAAAGCTCATCTTTCATTTTTCCTAGTTGGCTTGAAGAAATGGCTATAAAAGATTTAGAGAAAACAAAACATAAAGAACTTTGGATTCCTGTTGTTTATTTGAATCAAGTAGCTAACAAGAGATTTAAATTTGTCGATAAGACAAAAAGGCTTTTACTAGCACGATTCAAAGAAGGCTATACACTTGAAGATTTTAAACAGGTGATAGATATTAAAACGGCAGAATGGAAGGATAGTCCTGAATTTTCTAAATATCTGAGACCTGAAACACTTTTCGGATCTAAGTTTGATGGTTATTTGAATCAAAAGCCTAAAAACATAAAAGGGAAGTCAGAAGATAACTTCCCAGATCTACCATTTTAGGAGTTGCAAAGATGAAGGAACAATTTAAAGAATTTAATAACAGAAAAATATCGGACAAGGTTTGCGATATTCACCAGGTAAATTACTGGGAAATTTCTATACCTGTAGTAGGGAATTCAGAAAGAAAACTACAAGCCTTTTGCCCGGAGTGTGTGAAGGGGGAGATTAAACAAAAAGAGGAAGACCTATTACAGAGGTTTGATGATAGACAAACGTATTTTAAAACTTATGATGTATTAATGCGTGATAGTACAATTCCTAAAGAGTTGAAGGGAGCGACATTTGATAATTTCTTTGTTAAGACGACAGAGGAGCGTCAGATGTTAGAGTTTGTAAAAGGTCAAGCCCAGAAGTACCTTGCAGGTATGACGGGAAATACTTTAATCAGTGGTAGCACAGGAATAGGAAAAAGTCATTTATCGCTTGCCCTGGCCAAAGAAATCAATGAGAGCTTCAGATAGAAGAACGAGCCTAAGAGTGTCTTATTTGTCAGCTTAACCGAGATTATCAAGCAGATAAAAGAAGGCTGGGCTTATGGAAGAAATGCAAACTTAACAGAGTATGAGGCGGTTAAAAAGCTTGTTGATGTTGATTTTCTAATCATCGATGACCTGGGGGCAAAAAATGGGACGGTAACACCTAAGAGCGATTGGGAACAGGATTTCTTGTTTGATATTATCAATAATCGAGAAACTACAATTTTCAACACGAACCTAGATAGTAGTGAACTGCGGACGGTATACAATGCTAGAAATTCAAGTAGAATTTTGAAAGGTTTAGAAGGGAACACTTTCAAGGCTTTCACAATCAAAGATAAGCGATATACGATTAACACAGTGAGAGGAGAGAAAGGTTAATAGATATGGATGAAATGAAATTTTCAACAGAAAAAGGCTTTATTGTCTACGAAAAATGTGGTATAATAGAGATAGAAAAAGTTCCAAGATTTGGAGAGATAACTTTAGTCTACTCAGATGGGAAATTTACTCATCTAGTCAAAAAAGAAACTAAAAAATAAGTCTATTGAGAACAACTCAGGGGCATACCGTAAGCATATAATGCTAGTGGTATGTCCCTTTTTGCTTGAGAAGAAAGGAGGTGAAGAAGATGACAGTAGATACATCCTTAGGGTATGTGGTAGCTAGTAAGTTTTCTATTGATCCAGAAAAAAGACAGAAAATATTTTCAAAATGTAAAAATGAAGATAGCAGTTTAGAAAGTGGGAACCATGAAATACTAGAAAAATATGCTAACGAAAACAGAAAATCAACAGTTAGAAAAAATGATTTTAAAAGCTCGTAGAGTTCTAAAAGAAAAGCTAAGAGCTAAGAACTTTAGAAAAAATTATAAACAACGAGGAGCAATAAAGAGATAAAGGAGTATAAAATGGCTAAAAAATTTAGTTTGGTAGAAAAGTATGTAAGAAGTAGAGGAATGAGTATTGATGATGAAAAATCAAAAACAGGTTTAATATTATCACAAGATATAACAAGTATCTATGACGTTCCTGAAGAAGGAAAAGAATTAGTGGATCTTGTTAATGTGATTGAGCATACGGGTACTGGTGGAACATATGAAACTGTAGGTTTTGATGATGAACATCTATCAGAACTTGAATCAGAAGAGTTTAGAGATAGTAAAAGTGTAGAACTTAGAAAAAAACAGATTAGAACCAAGTTTGAACACAAGACATTTTCAGGCCGTATTGCTTTATCTGCTGAACAAGTAGATGATGGAGAATATAATATATCAGACTTCTTAAGTAACAAAATTACCCGTCTTTGTCGTAAAACACGTAATATTGAAATTGGAAAAATTCTAAAAGAAGCACCTGAAAAAAATGTTTCTAATTTTGACGAATTAAAAGATACAATAAACGATTTGAATCCTGAACGTCATAATACTCTTGTATTAAGTCAGTCACTATTTAAGTTTTTAGATAAAGAGAAATCTAGCGATGGAAATTATATTTTAAAAATTAACAAGAAGGAACGATACTCAGAAAACTTATACGTTGATGATGTTATTGTTGTATCTGATGAAGTACTAGGAGTAAAAGGAGATAAAGTTGCTTTTGTTGGGGATTTGTATAATTTCGCTACTTTATTTGAAAGAAATAAAAATAGCTTACGTTGGGTAAGTGAATCCGTTATTTATGGAATGAGTTTAATGCTTTATACTCGTTTCGTTGTGAAGAAAATTGAAACGGATTGCGCTTTCTTTATAAAATGGAATTAGGAGATAGGGGATGGATATTAGAGAAGTATTATCAACATTAGAAAATCTTGATGATAAAAAAGATAAGATTGCAAAAGCAAGAACAAAGTTGGAAGAAAAAAGAAAAACAATTACTGGAGAGAAGAAGATTTCTTTTGATAGTATTGACTTATTCTTTGAGGATAATGCTACTTCTTTAGAACAAATTACTAAAATGAGTGAATCAATCAATCTTTTAGAGAAAGAGTATGATACTTATTTCTGGGAGGCAAAGGCAGCGATATTTGAATATATCTTTAAAGAGACTAAGCGAAGAGCTGAAGAAAAGAAAATCTATAAACGTTACCAGAAGAAACTTAGGATAATTTTAGATGCCTATGATGAAATTCAAGCACTAAAGAAAGATGTAGAAGAAATACATAAAGGCGTAGTTGGAGAAATAACTCAGGAGCATTCTCTTGCAGTGTATCGGACAGAAGTAAATCCAACAAGTATCCTTCCGTTCTTAAATCCTGATGTCAGTGGGCATATGAATTTTTCTAAGGAATATCGTGAGATTAAAGAGTATTTAGGTAAAGAGTAATTCATTAGAAACAAGGCTGATTTGAATATCAAGAAATTGATAGCTATATCAAAAATGGCCTTGTTTTTAATTTCAGTGAATTAGTTTCACAAAATGAAGAAAGCATAAACTAAAACAGAGTATAGGCTTGGAAGCCATGTATATCAGTAAGTTACAGAATGGAGTGAGTTTCACAGAATGTAAGATAAGAGAAACTGGGGAATAAATTAGAGGGATATTTCTTTAAATTGTCATATTGAAGAGTTGTCAAACTTAAAACAATGATACCTGGTACGTGGAGTGTTGAAAGGCTTTTAAGCTTTTTGTCAGTTTGACAGAATGCAAGATAAGAAAATTTTAAAATTGAAGTGGAGGTACTTGACTATGTATGAACTGAGTAACAGAGACCTGGACGGGATAGATATTGAGTTAGGACGATATAGAACGCTTGCTAATAAAATTTATTTGAGAAGACAGGAACTGATACATAATAAGAAACATAGCACTGAAGATTATACTGGTGGGAAAGGCAAGACAGTATCTAGTCCTACTGAAACGACAATCATTAGAATTGAAGAAGACCAAACACTAAGATATTTAGAAGGCTTCAAACTAGTTGTAGATACCTTGATGGAAAACTTAATTGAAAGTGATCTAGTAATTTTTAAAATGAGATATTTAGAAGCTGGTGCGACTTGGGAAGACGTGGCAGAGAAACTAAATAAAACTACTCGTTATATAAATAGCCGTAGAAAGGTAATCGCTAAAAGATTTTTGGAATTGAAAGGATATTGACACTCCCCCCCACTTTGTAAAGCATTTTCGTTGATTTTAGGTACCGGGAGCGGTAACTTTTTCCAAGTCGGAAGCTGTCAACCAAAAAGGGGGTAAAAAGTTGATATTTAAAAAAATAGAAGGAGTTTTTAGAAAATGGATCTAGCAACACAATTAGCAAATATTCTAGAAGAATATTGTGAAGAAGTTAATGAAGAAGTTGATAAAATTGCGGAGCAAGTCGCTAAAGAAACAGTCCAAGAATTAAGGGAAACTAGCCCTAAAAGAACAGGTAAATATTCAAAAGGATGGCGTAAGAAAAGAGTGAGAAAAGGGGTTTGGGTTGTATATAGTTTTAAATACGGCTCTCTTACTCATTTACTTGAATTTGGACATATTAAACGAAATGGGGGGAGGACTAAAGCGTACCCTCATTTAAGACCTGCAGAACTGAATGCGATTCAAAAATTTACAGAAAGGATTCAGCATATTTCAAAGTAAACTATAATTTAATAGTGTTAAGCATTTTAATTAAGTGAGCGAACTAACACATCATTATTTAAGTTCTCAGATTTATCTGAGGGCTTTTATCCTTGCTTCTCATAATGCTATTCATTCAATAGAATAAAAGTGAGAGGGGCTTTTGCATTATCCTATATGCTTTTATCTTTATCTTTTGCGTGATTTTGGCTATATATAAGTTGAGAGAATATGATACAATATTAGCAGGTAATAAAAAAAGCACGTTTGACCGTGCTAGTTTCTTGCCTGCTGAACTCATCATATAGTATAGTGGCTCCTTTATGGAGCTTTTTTTGTGAACATTTTTAGGAACTTTTAAAGAATTTAAAGAAAATATAAGGAAATATGATTTTAAAGAAAATCAGCAATATAAAGGCTTTAGCATACTAATGAAATATAAAAATCAAGCGGTAGCGGAATAACTCAAAATGTGATAAGATAGGGGTATGAATCTGAAAGTGAAACAAAAAATACCATTAAAAATCAAGCGCATGGGAATTAA